TCCAAACAAATCAATTCTTAGTTCCAGATGCTAGATTCAATATCTATAATATGGAAGAAGAAACTAAAGAAGAGTATATCGGTGTAACGATGACTGATATCTAATAAAAAAAATAAAGAGGGAGTAGAGCACTATGCTCTACTCCTTATCTTTTTAAATATTTTTTCCAACGAATCTAGTTCTAAAACCAAATGCGTCTTTAAGTAAAGATTTATTACCAAAAGGTTCTGCCACTACCATTTCAAATAGTTTATCAAAATCCTTTGTTCTAATAAAATGCATAGGAGCTTCTTTTCCACTTGTATTTTTAATCTTAGCATCTTTATATTGATTTTGTAACTCTGTTGGATATACCCTTTTATAGAAAGGTAATTTCTCATATAATGCATATAATTTAGCTTGATTTTTAAACAAGTCTAGACGTTTGGTTAGTGTAGATACATTGATAAAATCATAATCTTCTGAACGTCTTTTTAATTCTTTGAAAAGATAATCAATTTTAGATTCCACTTCATGAAGCTTAACTTCTGCAAGACTGAATAAAGTAATAATATCATCCTCTGGAGTATTTCTTTTCTTCATCTCTTCTAAAACATAGAATAGCATATCCATCCAAAACGCATTTAATGCTACACATCTAGAAGCATATCTTCCATCATTGTCTTTATCGAAGAATAGATTTGGATATTTAAATTTATCTTTGATTAGAAATAGTGTAGAATAGAGCATGACTTCTCTTCCACTTCTTGTTGCTACAATATTCGCTTCTAACCAACCTTTACTATATCCATGAAAATCATCATCTTTTAGATCATAAAGATTTTCAGGAACATCTTTGAATGGATCTTCTTTATTTTCTAATTTGGGAAAATTGGCATCAGCCTTTTCCTCCTTTAATTCCATTCCTTCTTCATACCCATATAATTTGAGCATAAAATCAATACCATTTCTAAAGATATACAATTCCTTTAGAAGATTTTCATCATATGAAACTAAAGTACCATTAATCTGAACTGGTACCATATTAATATTGATGCTCTCACTATAATTCTTTTCCATATTATTTACTCCCTTTAGCCTTCATAACTTCTAGTAACAATAGATTTTGTAGATAGATGCATTACTTCTTTAGCAGTATCCTTATTGATAAAATCAGGATCTAATCCTAGGTGTTTAATAGCTTTAACTACCCAATCAGATTGGCGATCACATAATCTAGCAACTTCATCTACATCATAGATTTTATCACGAAGCATATAAGATTCTTCCATGATCTTATCTAAACGATTATCTACATAACTTACTATTGCAAAAGCAATCTCTTTTTTACTACCAAATACTGCATAGTAATTATCAATAGAGTCATCATATACTGTAATAGGTTCTCTACAGAAATCTACATCTGGTCTTACAGGCATACTATAACGATTTTCAAATGAGCTGAATCCCACGTCTATAAATTCATTGAATAATCGTTTCTTAGTTTCAAAATTATGACCATCACTATTTGCATAAGATTCATATGCTTTCCAAGCTTCTTTGATAGAGATATTATTGTTATTCAAATAATACCAAGGATACTTGGAATTATTCATGATATATGCTAATAGAGGTTTGCCTTCAAAATAGTTTTCTTTTAGATCTTTTCTACTAATGGCAGTATTTAGCTCTAATAAATCTTTAAGGTTTAGATAGCCTTCAAAGTCTACATGATTTACAACTATTTTAAAACCATATTGTTTGATAATACCCAATGCATATTTTAGATTAATAAGTTTACGAGCTGACTCTCTACCGTTATCATTTACAAATAATCCAATAGCAAAGTTATCCTTACCATTATCTTCACTAGCATATTTATTTACTGTATTATAATCTGTATTCATTACATTACAGAATACGGATAATAGAATATACGAATTATTATTTACATTGAATACTTTAGTCTCAAGTACATGATCTTTGTTAAGCATATCTTGAGATACTCTTTCAGAAAAACTTAATAAGTTTTTAATACTAATTAGTTTTTCATATTCCCCATCATCAAGAACGTAGAAACTGCTTTTAGAATGTGGTTGTTTAGTTCCCTTTCCTTCTACAAAATATCTTGAAGAAGATCTTCTATGAGAAGACTTAGACTCAACCTCTTCTGCATGATCATCAGTATTAGTATCAACAGTTTCTTCTTTCTCTTTTTGGTGTTGGAATTGACTTACTTTTTGAGCTAAAGAGAAATCATTAGATGGAATAGGAATCACATCAGTATATGGTTTTTCTTTAGGAGCTTCTACCACTTCTTCAGGTTTCATAGACTCCATCAACTCAATTAAATTATTTACTTGACTGCGCAACTCAAGTAAATTCTTAATAGCTTTATCAGACTCTTCCTTAGCTACTAAGATACCATTCAAATTAATACCAGATAAGTTAAAATTAATCTTTTGAACTAGCTCGTTGTTTTTCATTGTTCATTTTTCCTTTTTTGAATTAACTAGATTTTAAAATGTCTTTAGAGTGCTTGAGTGTAGCTTGTTAAAAAATTTATCACTATCCTTTCTAAAATATATAAAATAAGTTCTCCCAAACTTCTCACAATTATAGTATATAATTGATTACTATTTTTCAAAAGTATATTATCAAAATAATTTTTTACGGAGTGAACTACACATTATTAAATGATTTAATGTCATTTTGCCCTCAAATCTAGAATAATCTAAGATACCACCAGTAAGGAATAATATCCTTACTGGGTATTTTAGACGTCATATCATAAGAGGGTGTAGAAGAAAAGAGGTAGAAGAAAATGCAAATTACTTTTGAGGATTATGCTAAGAACCCATCTGGAGGACGTACTCGAATGGTGGGAGAAGCAGAAACTGCCAGGGAACTTTACTCTAAGAAATTTGATGCTATGATGCTTAGAGTGAATGGTAAAATTAACTATACTCTATATAAGAATACAAATGATAAATACGTTCTCTATATTATGATGCCGTCAGAGAAAGATGAGAATGTATTTTATGATGTAGTAATAGAATTTACTACAAATGACGACGTACAAAAAAGACTTAATAAGATTAGTGGATACAATATAAAAGTATTCTCTAATGATCCGAACTTCATGTTTACTTATGCTAATGCATTTAAACATAATGACCTTCTTATCAAAGAGTTGATTAAGAAGTTTGATCCAGTAGTATTCAAGAAACAGCCTAATACAACGAACCCAAATAAGATTGTAGGTTATGTAAAATCTATTTACTTTGCTTATCTATTATTTAAACTAAAAGGTTTAGATAATAAGATTATGTGGATGAATGCTTATCCTTATAAACCTCAAAATCTTGCTAGTCAAATTATGAGTGGTAAAGAGAAACTTATCCAAGTTCAAAACTTAAAGAAACTTCAAGCTACTAATAAATATGGGAGTAACTACATTTCTAAGGATGATTACTCTGATACTGATAGAATTGAGGGGAAAGGTAAGGCTTACACAAATAAAGTTAAAAGTGTACAATCTGTTCAACGTGTAGCAAGAAACAATGCGAAACGTAGTGGAAATTATGTAAAGAAAGTTAGCAGACACTACTAATCGTAGTTTTATCTGTATACTATAATTATGAGGTGTAGTGGACCTCAAAAGATTCATGTAAGTCTTTAACAATAGTAAGGAGAAGGAGTCAAGAATGGATTATTACAACGACCAACAAGTTGACATTGAAGAAGAATTAACGTATAATAACCAAGCTTATTATATGCCTCGACTTGTACTTGACAGAAGTAAGTATGCTAAGGGAGAAAAGATTCCAGTAGTATCTATCATAAACCACAACATCATCAAAGATGGTGATAAGGTTGCTAAACATGATACTGTTAAGACTATGATGGCCGCTAGTCAGCAAGGTAATCCTTATATGGAACAAAAACCACATATTGACGATTGGAGACCACAAACTCCAGAAGATGCCGTATTTACGCATACAAGAGGTATGATCATAGCTCCTATTCACAAACTCTTTGGAATGAGTGATAACTGTGAAGCTAATATGATGATCGATTATTTCTCTATTAAAGCAAAGCGTTGTTATAATAGTGATTCTAAAGTAAAAGAAGATGGGACTATTGCAATTGGATTCAGGGATCATTGCACTAACTATCTTAATTACTTTGAGAAATATTATGATAAAGAACAAAGACTTGTTGCTTTATATGCTAAGATCAAATATATGATCGATGTAAATACTAATGACTATAGTCTAGATATGTTCTTAGGAGATCTTTGGAAATATTTTATAAATCCAAATGGTTCTTCTATGGCCGCATATTTAAACTACCATCTAGATCAAATGAATATGGAACAATATTCTATTGATGATTTGGAATCTTACAAGAATAGCAAATCTCCAGTATTGGAGTACTCAGATTTCCATGCTAAGATTATGCTTAAGATTTCTGTTATGCAGAATATGATGATCCCTCTTTTAACACACTTCATTGAGAAGAAAAAGATTGATCCTCAAGATATCAAGACAGTATTACTCAAAGCATTTGATTTGTTATTCCAAGCAGCATCTAAAACTTACGGAGTTAACCTATCATCTAAATTATATGAAACTGCATCTAGTAATGTAACTAAGAATACTTTGAATAATGGTGTATTATGGGAAATGCAAACAATCCGTGGTAGAAACACTACTACTCATTCTATTGAGACAGTAGAAAATATTATCATGCAGATTATTCCTAAATATACTTATAATAAGAATATTATTCACTTCAACTACAATGCCATTAACAGGGATATTAGATTTAAGGTAACAGATGTACCTTATGAATATGGTTTTGTAATGTTATCTTCTTCTAATAGAGATGACGATAACAATTCGGAATGTGATAAGTTCGAAGCACATGCTGCTAAGATCAATGAAGCTATTCTTATTCAAACTCAAGTAAACTGTGAAACTACTATGCAGCGTATTGAGTTGAAATATGGACCATTTAATGAAGATGAAATTAAATTCTATTACAATCAACTTTGTGATGAAGATGGTAAACTTATCGTAAACTCTTTACAGAAGACGTTAGTTACTTATCTATTTGCTAAAGAGTTTGATGACCCACAATCTATTAAGATTATGAATGTGAGACAATATATCATTCTAATCATTGCAGCTAGAAGATTATTAGAGTCTTACAAATTATGCCAACTCCCATATATGGTTGGTGGTAAAGTAGTTCGAGTTGTTACAAGAAAGAATATCAACAAGAAAGAACTGCAAAAGATAGAAGCATCTAAATACTTCCCAATGATTCATGAGAAGTATAATAATCCTAAGATTGAGCATGATGTAATATTAATGCTTATTGCTCAAATTCTATCATCTGAATTCCAAACGATTGATTATCATAATCCAGAAAATAATGGTAGACCAATCAATGTAATTCCAGATATTGTATCAGAAGAAGTATGTAGATTTGTAATGCTAATCTGATACATATACTCTAATAATGAAAGAAGGTGAACAGCAATGGAGAATAAAGATCTAATCATCACCAAATAACAGGACAGACTAAGGGAACAGCTTATTTTGCTGTCCCCTGATTCTAAAGATGCATCGGCTAAACGAGAAGTAACTATAAACTGTCCTCTATGTAATAGAGAAGGTATGGCTGATACGGGCCATCATATGTATATCTCTTTAGGACTTGATGGAAAACCCCCAATGTTTAATTGTTTTAGAAATATTAATCATAGAGGTATTTTAACAAAAGAGGTTCTAGAAGAGTTTACAGGACGTGGAGACATCATAGACTCAGAATTATTATCTGAGATCGAAACTAACAATAAGAGGGTGTCTAATTTAAGCAGGTATCGTTTAAATAGACACGGTAAACTAGATTTACAGGTACCAATTCCACAAGATAATCAAATTTCTGCATATAAATTAAGTTATCTAAATAAAAGATTAGGTTTAAATCTTACTTATGAGGATTTGGCATCTTGTAAAATAATATTAAGCTTATATGAATTTCTAAACCACAATAAATTTAATAAAGTAACTAGATCAAAACCAATTGCAGATACTATTAATAACGTCTTTATAGGATTCTTGAATAATACCAACTCTGCTATCATATTCAGGAATCTTATGAATGACGAAGCTAGAAAGAAAGTTCATAAATCTTTAGATAGTAGATATATTAAATATACTATCTCAGATGGAGAAGGAAGCGGGTATTATATTATCCCATCAGTTTGTAATATATATGAGCATATAGATATACACATAGCAGAAGGTACATTCGATATCTTATCAGTATTCTACAATCTAAGAGGTGCTAATAGGAATAATAATATCTATGCAGCTATAGGTGGTAATACATACTTAAGTCTTATTAAGTATTTTATCACTACTCAAAGTTTAATAGACGTAACGTTCCATATCTATATAGATAATGATATAGAAGATTATGTATTAAAAGGAGTAAGAGCAAAAATGGCTCCATTAGGCATTCCAGTATACGTTCATGTGAATATGTATGAAGGTGAAAAAGATTTTGGAGTTTCTAAAGATAAGATAAGTGAATATGTATATAAGCTGTGTTAAGATAGGAGGAAATAGAATGAAAGAATTCGAAGTCTATATCCAAAACCATGATTTTTCTAGTGTTAGATATAACTATAAATCGACTATGAATTTCATGGATATTAGAGAAGTACCTAAAGACTTAAGAGTTCCTTATTTAGGACGAACTAGAAAAAGTGCTGTTAGGGATATTAAGTTAATCCACTATAATTTCCACAACTTCACAGAATATAAATACAAATATTTTACAGGAGTGCTTGAAGTTCCTTTCTATAATGAGAGAACTAATTATATCTTCTTCAATGTGACAACTTTAAATAGCATTCCACAAGAAGTATTGATATTAAATACCTTTAATAGTTATCTTGTAGATGAGTTGTACTTTAATAAACTTAAATATGCTTATGAAACTCTAACCATTGGTAAACAAGATCCAGAGAATCCGAATATCATTCATTTCCCTAAATTAGAGAAAGATATTAATAAAGACAAAGAGCCTTTAAAATATATCTTCGAAAGTTATGGTAATAGAGTTGATTTCGATTCTTTAGAATTACCAGTATGGGAAGAAGATGAATATAATTGGACTTCCTGGGATAGACCTAGTAGAGATGGATTTATTAGAAGTTCTTTGGTTTTGAATATGATGGCTGATATCTTTATTCAATTAGGTATAGATCCAAAACGGCGTATTAAAAAAGAAGTTATTAAATTGAATAACCGCTGTAAGAAACATTACAAACCAGAAGAAACTAAAGATCTTCCTAAATACAATAATGAAGTTCCAGCATTTGATCCTAATAAAGATTACTCTAATCCTATTACTGATAAACTAAAAGGTGTTAATCACCCAGGGTTTAAGGTATTTAGTTAATTAGAAACATTTGGATAAGACTTTATATTTTAGACACAAAGAGGTGGGATAAGGTCTAAGACCTTATCCCATGTTGTTTTGTTTGTAAGTGTCTGTATTTTTTTATCGGTTAAGATAAGGAGTTAGTATAGAGGCAATATGTAATAACCGTCATTATGCTCGTGACTACGGGTATAGTGTTATATGTGTTAGTTATTGTTCTATTTACAAGAAAGGAAAAGTTTGTAAATATGTGTTTAAAATGAAGTCTTATTTTCTCATGCCGTTAGTATAGTTTATAGAAAATAAATAAAAAGAGTTATGTTTATTATTTTTAAGAGGTTAACCATATCAAATCATAAGCCAATAGATTTGATGTCTTATGGTAAGAGAATAAACAAAAGCTAAACAAAGATGCAAATATATTTATTACATATACACACTCTATACTATATATTTGTTTAACTTATCATTATTTTTTATAGCTTCATAGACTACTTGCTAATAATATTTGAGAAGAAAAGATATTACTGATTTAAAGAAGAGATATTTCTTTAAAAGATATGGAGGTAAAATGCTATGAATACTTTTAAAAGCGAAGCAGAAAAGAAGCATAATATTGCTTGTCTAACATCTGCTGCTTTATTTAGTATAACTGGTAAAGCCAAAAATCTAATAGAACAAGACTCAGATAGCAATGGTTTGTCTTCTTGGATAGATAAGAAGACTAAGCTTTATAAATTATATGATAACTATACTAAAAATTGTAGTAAGTTATTAGATGAAAGCAAGACTATTGAAGAGTTAAGAGAAGAATCTAAATTAGTGATTTCATCTTATATTGAAAATCTCAGCGAAATGATATAATAACGATAACGGAATCCTATTATGGGATTCCGTATTCTTTTTTGTTTAAAGGTACTTAGTTCACATCAATATAATCCTGTATTTACTTAATCGGAGGTGAAATTTGGTATGGGAAGTTTTACTAATACGAATTATAGAAAAACTGCCGAAAGTCTTGTAACTGGCTTACAGAATCGTTTAGCAAATAACCCCTATTATTTATTTACCGATAAGAAACCTACAACTGTAACTTATTGGAATATAAATGATAAACACTCCACTCTAGATCAAGGTGATAAAGAAGTGTATCATCAACTAGGTGAGAATACACCTCTAAGATACAACAAAATCAAAAACTTCCAAATTTATGGAGTAGAAAGAATGATGCTTGATATTCAAAGAGGAGAATTCGGTCCAGAGTCTCCTATTGAAGGTGAAGCTATTATCCTTCCTAATACAATCGTTCCTTGTGTAGACGATTATTTTATGATTACTTATCTTAGAGACAATACTCTTTTATTTAGGGTAAACTCTTGCAGTCCAGATACATTAGAATCTGGAGCTAACTTCTATAAGATTAAATATAATCTAGAAACTTCTAGTGAGAGATCTTATGGTTTCTTAAATGGTAAACTCTTAGTAAATGAGTTTGAATATATGCCAGGGAATGTAGGTACTAATCTATCTCCTATGCTATTATCTGACGATGCTAAATTATTAGATAGAGTTAGAGATGCATATACTATGCTCAAATCTTTCTATATTAATCTTTTCTATAAAGGCAATATTCAAACCTTTGTATATGGGTATTTAGGAATGTTTATCTATGATCCTTATCTTATAGAATTCCTAATTAGAACTGGTATCTTCTCTGAAGATGATGATTTCTATATCTACATCTCTCAAGCAGTTCATAAACCAGACACATTTGCTATAGAATATTCTAGAACTATTTTTAGAGATATAGAAAATGTAAATCATAAAATGCATTTGAATAGTTGTTATCCTGTTCCAGTTCATGACCCTAATAGCTTATTGGTTGATAGAATGGAAGAGTATTGGGAATTATCTATTAATCTAAGAAATAAATTTAATGCAGATCCTATTAATTGGATCAGTATGGATCTATTCGATAGAATTGTAAATAACAAACCTTATACTGAAGATAAGAAAGACTTCTATAAAAATATTATCATTAATTACATGAATAAAACAGCTGATCCATTTAATCTCAATATGGAAGATTTAGAAAGTTTAGAATGCAAAGACTACTACTTTACTAAAGATCTCTATTATGAAATTCCTATGATTTTATATATGCTAAGATCATACCTAACTGGATTGCAGTCTGGTGGTAAGCCTAATACTGATACTCCTAATGGTGGAGCTAATAGTCCTGAGTATCAAAAATACTTAGATGAAAATTCTTGTAATACTAATGGTAAGACCTATTTAGAAGGCAAATAATTGATATTTCCTACATTAGTAGTAATGAATTAAAAGAATATAATAGGAGGATAACTAATGTCTAGAGCAGTAGATGAAATCATTGTAAATGATATTCAAAAAGATCTATTAGAAGATATGATGATCGGCGATAATGATATCGATGATTCTACCGTTGATTTTATGTGTGGATGGGATGAAGAAGCCCAAGAGTATGATGAAGATCAAAATATGCTCTTCCCACAACCTATTACTAATTTTGATGAATAAGATAATAAGCGAGGTATAAAAAATGGCTTTCGAAAACCTAAACATTGATGCTATGGTAGAAGGTAAATTTGATGAAGATTTACATGAAGATGCTGTTATGGAAGTAATCGATACTATTATCGATGAAGAAACAGAAGCTGAAGAAGAAATTCTTAAAGGCGAATATGCTGGTGATACAATCTTAGTTGATATCGTTGATGATAAAAAGTCTGACACTGATGAGGAAGAGGATGAAGAAGACTCAGATTCCGAAGAGGATGAAGACGAAGAAGACGACTTCGATGATGATGAGGATGAAGACGACGACGATGACGATGAGGATGATGAAGACTCGGATGATGACGAGGACGATGATTCTGATGAAGATGAAGAAGACTCTGACGACGATGAGGATTCTGACGATAAAGACGATGACGAGGACGATGATTCTGATGAGGATAAAGACGACTCTGACGATGATGACAAAAAGGACTCCAATGATAAGGGTGATGATTAAGTGAGCCTATTTAAATCAGAAATAGACCATGCATTATTTTTCGATGATGAAGATATATGTATAAATCTTGATAGATTTAAGAATGGAAGAAAATTCAATATATGTTTTATCTTGGGATATGCAGCATCTGGTAAAACCACATTATCATTTGAATTGGCTAAAAAATATAAAGCTGAGCTTTTAAATTTAGATGTTATAATGTATCCTCAAGATAGTGATTGGTTAGCAAAATACTGTAAGGATAATTATAAAACTTTTTATGAGTTTATTAGAAAGAATCCAAAGTATTTAAAGTTCATCGACTCTTATCAATCAGAATTTGAAGAGGGAGAAAATCCGATCACTCCTAAAAAGAAACAATTAATTATTGAACGTAGAAATTGGCGTATCAAAATATTAGAATTTTGTATATCTAAATCTCATAAAATGATACTAGAAGGCGTAGATTTATATCCGATATTTACAGTGCATCCAGAACTTTGCGAATACCCTATTATCATTAAAGGTACTAGTAAGTTGAAAGCAATGTTTAGGTATATAAAACGTGATTTAGAGTCCAATAAAACTCCAGATAATATATTAGATTTGATAGAATGGTTTGGTCAACAATCCACAAATCTGAATAATTTTAGAATTGATATGAGAGTTTTTATGAAAAAATAATATATGGAATATGATGAGGATGACGATTAATTAATAATCTAATTCTATATCATCTACCTTAGGAGGGTAATATCAAATGGTTAAAAAATTAGTTAACGTATACTGTGATAAAGCTTTCTCTATTAATGGAGTTCGCTTTACAGGTACTTGTAATCTTGTAATTCTTCGTGATGAAGATATCGCTATCTGTTTAGAATACAAAGCAAAAGTTGAAGAAGTATTAGCTGGTGGTATTACAGTTCCATTAGGGTTCGATAATTATAATACTTATAATGGCCCATCCAAATTCCCTAATATTCAAACTGCTAAAGCTATCACAGAAGGCTATTCCGAACCTGTTGTAGAAACTGTTACTGGTAAAAAAGAAGTGGAAGTTGAGAAAACTCCAGTGGTTGAAGAAAAGCAAGCTCCTCAACCTAAAGAATCTTTAGAACAAACAGATATGATCGGTTCTGTAGAAGTTGAAAATACAGAAGCTTCTCCTAAAAAAGATAAGTCTCATAAAAATAAATAAGAATTAAGAGTAGATCACTAAGATCTACTCTTATCTTACTGCTAATATCTATATGGGAAACATATAGGTAATTTCTATACATAATGAATTAAAGAGTAGGTGAAAAATAATTGGATACAAATAATCTTGTCGGCACTATTATCTGTGAAGAAACTAGAGCCAATGTAGAATTTACAGTAAAAGAAGTTAATAAAAATGGTTTTATTATTGCTGAAGGTATTCTCCAAGAAGGCGATGAACTTAACCGCAATAGAAGATACTACCCAACAGATGAATTAGAAAAAGGTATCAACTCTGATAGAACAAGAGAACTAGTAGAAACTGGTAACTTTAAAGGTGAAGCTGGTCATCCATCTGATGCAACACTTGCAAGACAAAGTAAAATCGATCCAACTTTAGAACAAGTATGGTATACTAAATTATGGATGGAAGGAAACTTTGTAAAAGCTCATTTCCGTGGTACTAATAATGACCTTGGTAGATCTTTTAATGATGATTTAAGAGATGGCCAAAAACCATCCTTCTCTCTTAGAGCAGTTGGTTCTTTAGCAAATGAGAATGGCCGTATGACGGTAAAGGGTATGCAAATCATTACATATGATCGTGTATATTTCCCTTCTCATTCTAAAGCATATACTACTTCTATCGTGACAACTGAATCTGTTGGTTATCATGGTGATATGAAGTATTACAAAATCAATCCTACTTCTGAATTGTTCCGTCGTAGTGAAGAAATTAATAATATTGCTAAATATGGTAACTTAGCAGAATCTTCTGAAATCTTAGTACCATTGACTCAATCTCAAATTAATTCTTTCTTGATTTCTGAGTCTGGCAATATTAAAACAGTATTAGAAACATTTGATTGCTTATATAATGGAATCAATCTAAATGAAGATGGTCGTACAGTATCTATGCAATTGAAAAATGGTGATAGAATCGTATTGTCCTTAGAAGAAGCTATTCAAAATGAAATCTTGAATGGTGTTGCTGATTATTTCTAATGATAAAAAAGACAAAAGAGTATACCTTAAGTGGTATACTCTTTGTTCTTATGGTATTTTAACACAACACTTTAATAATATCCAAAGGAGGGTATTTATGCAACCAATTAATCGTCTTGGTAAACTTATAGTTGTAGAAGGAACCGATGGTTCAGGCAAGTCTACTACTTGTAAAAAGTTTTCTGATTATATTAATGAGCATCCAGAGGAATTCGATGGTTATAAAGCTATGACTTTGTCACTACCATATAATGACGGTAGTGAGCTATATAAAAAGATCAGACAGCTTTTAGCAGAAGAAAATGTTCCTACTGATATACTTCAAAGTATGATGATTGTTAATATGAAAGATACGTTTAATAATATCATCATTCCTAAATTAGAGAATGAGAAGATTATTATCATCTTAGACAGATGGTTGCTTTCTACTTTGGTATATAATATAATGAACAAAGGTAAGATAATAGATTCGTCTATTAGTCACATCCTTTCTCTTTTAGGTATCAAATCCAAATCTACTTATACAGATATTGGAATTGGATATCGTAGAAATCGTTTATACATTGAAGACTTTTCTTCTTACTATTGTAACTTAAGCGCCTTTCCTAATAGAGTATTCTTATTATCTCCTGAGACTGGGCTATTACAAAAACATAGTAAATGTCGTCAAGGTGATAATATGGAAGTAAATGATTCTATAGATAAGGTTTATTTATCTAACTCTATTTATCATAATATTTTTAATAATATCATTACTGGAGAAGAAGAGCTAGAGTCGTTTGGTATCTATTCCGAAGATTCATCTATTTATAAAAAGATCGAATCTAAAAATAGATTTAAAGATCCAACAAGACCTACAGATGAAGAAGAAATAGAATTCTATGACTATGTGCTAGATTTCTTGAAGAGAGAGGTAAAAATTCTCATACAAGGATAGTGTGTCATCATGAAAGATATTATAATTAGCTTCAAACTAAAAAAAGATTTGGCTAGTATTATATTAGCTCATTTGATGTACAGATGGAGATTACAAGCTACTTATTTTGGAATTATTTTCTGTACTGTTATATTAGGGGCTATAACTCCATATGTTTTAAATCATTATTTTATATCAATTGGAGCAGACTCTGGTCCTGTGCCTCAAACTAAATTACTTTTGATATCATCAGTTTATGTAATTTGTATCTTATCTGTACTAACCTATTATTTGGTTATCAAAAATCATACTAGTCTAGTTCTAATAAAGAAGGAATTTAAGTATACTTTAAATACTTGGAGAGTTATGAAAGATCTATATAAGAAAACTATCATTAGTTGTAGATCTATTAGAAATAGAATCATTTGTAGATTATTTGATCAATGTAGTGTATCAGAATATGAGAAGAGAAAAGAAGATAAGGTTTATGAATCATTTGTAAATGAAGTTATTAGGGCTACTTTATTTAATATCTTCACAATTTATTTTGAATATCAAGACAAAAATCTTACTCTAGATGAAAATGGATTAAAAACATTAAGAAATGTTTATGGAAGTCTGGATGGTAAATCGGTATCTACTATTATGGATACCAAAGATTTTAAAAGCTTCTATTCGACTATTTTATTTGAAGGTACTAAAGGGTCGATAGATGAAGAGTTATATGATAAACTATTTGAAAGAGTTTATCAATCTGTAATAGAATATATCGATAAAGATTATACTTTTGCAAACAAATACAAAAAAGAAGATGTATCAGAATTAGTAGATCTTACACTAGAGAACTGGTGTGAGTTATTTATTAATTTAAAAAAAGAAACTAAAAAAGCTTAAAAAAATAAAGGGTATAGGCGTAATGCCTATACCCAGTATTTGTTTTATTTATGTTATAATATTTGCTACATACTGACCAGCATTTTCAGATATAGGGTCATTAGATTCTTCTCTAGATATATGGAATACTAAGTCTCCTTCCTCAGATAGAAGTAATATACGATATGCTGGTAATCTTAATAAGAACTTTATTACGTTAAATATCTTATAAGTATACCAAATACCACCCTCATCTTTTACAATATCTGTAAACTCTATTTGACCTTCTTTAGAGTTCTTATAATGAATGATAACTCTACTAGCATTTTCCATGAACACTTTTACTTTGTCCTTTTGTGCCTTAGATGCAGTATTAAACATATTGAGCAATGTAACCATTGCTACATTATCAGTATTTCTCATCTTATAAGAATTCTTATATTGTGGATTTGCTAAACACTTTTGTGTTAGCTCAAGATCCAAACAAATATCATCACTATAATCTCCAAAAATAGCATGTAACTCTTCCTCCCGATTAAGCATGAAATTTAAAGCATTATAATGATTCTCCATTTCGATTTTGTCATGGTAGACATCGTCTTTCTTAAATCTATCATAATCAATATTTTGATTGATATGAGATAACTCATGAATTATCGTTAGAAGTATCAACCCTCTAATATTAGCCCAGTCATATTTACCATACAGTTCAGCTAAGATCAAAATATTGTGGATATTTAAGGTCATAACCCCATTTACTACATGACCTACAGTCTCCGTATTAGGAGTAGTCTCTAGTTGAAAGAACGGTATCTTAGTTCTATTAACTCTTGTATTTAGATAATTAAAAGCCCTGATTGCAAACTCACAGCTTTTAGTATAGAATGATTCATTCATTTTAATATAACCCCAAAATTAAACTAACGTCTATTATTATAATTAGAAAATAGAGAAAATATGAAATTATCTTAGAAAGGATATGATTTCTTTTAAGTAAGAAGTTCATACCTTTGTTAGCAAAGATAATTAAGAATATTACTAGAAATAAAGTATGATACATTTCTAGCATTTGATTATTACTTCCAAATATTCTAGATAGAAGATCTCTATAAGCATAATCTACTATTTGTAAGTATACTGTTTCCATTTATTCCTCCTATGATATAAATATATCTCATTAATATAGTATACAGTTAAATCTAATTTTATAAACTGCGACATTTACATAATAATCTGCTTTTAAGATTAGAGATTCTAGTTAAAGGAGGACTATTTTCAATCATGCCTTCAAATGAGATTAGAATGGTCGAGAATCAGGGGCAGAGGGTTTATTATCATAGATCAACAACAAATCAAACCTTTATAGAGATGAGTAATTATCTCAAATCTATAGGTGTTAAAAATCATAGATTTATGCTAGCTTTATTAGATCCAGATTTGGCTAATATTGATCCTCATGACCCCAATCTAAGTACCGTTTATAAAATGAAAGTATTGGCAGAAGTTAGAAATAACTTCTGGTATTATCTTAGAGAAGTAGTACGAATCCCATCATCTGGTGAGCCGTCTAAGTTCTTATTGAACCGCGGTAATATGGCATTCTTATATATGGCAATCATGAACTTTGACTGTCTATTATTACAGCCTCGTCAGACTGGTAAGACTATCGGTACTGCTGTCCTTTATACTTACGTTTATAATTTTAGAACACAAAATACACAGATCTCGCTTCTAAACAAAGAAGCAAAAGACTGTCGTTTGAACTTATCTCGTATTAGAAATATTCGAGATTTACTTCCATCTTATCTTAGATTCGATTCTAAGTTTACAATGGATGGTACTCGTAAGAAACAAGTACAGAGTACTCAAGTTTATATGGAAAATGCGATCAACCGAAACAATATTAAAACATATGCCAAAGCCAGAAATGAAATGGCTGCAGCTAATTTGCTTCGTGGTCAAACATTCCCTCTCTTATGGGCTGACGAATTTGCATTTATTCCATTCATGAAAACCATCTATGGTAATATGAGACCAGCGATGAGTAAGGCTATTGAAATAGCCAAACAAAATAATGTTCCTTATGGTGTAGTATATACTACAACACCTGGGTTCTTAACCAATGACGAAGGTAAATATGCTTATACGGTATTGAATAATGCTTCTAAGTTTAGTGAGCAATGGTATGATCTTACCTATCCACAATTACGGGAAATTGTAGATGCTAATAAACTATCAAGCTTTATTCATATCCAATTTACTTATCAACAACTTGGTTATACAGAAGAATGGTTTGAAAGACAATGTAAAGAACTAGAATGGGATTGGCCTCTTATTCGTCGAGAAATTCTTCTTGAATGGTCTGATGAATCTGAAAACAACCCATTTACAAAAGATGAATTAGATGGTATTCGTAAATATTGTAAAGATCCTAAGAAAACACTTCTTATCTTTGGTAAATACCAATTCAATATTTATGAAGAAATTCCACTTAAGTCTAACTTAGTTCCTAAATACCCACCAATTATTGGTGTCGATCCATCTGGTGGTGTATCCAAAGATAGTTCTTGTATTACTTGTGTAGACTCTAAAACAACTAGAGTATTTGCCGATTTAAAATGTAATACAATTTCTAATATAGAACTTGCTAGAGTAGTACAATATCTAGTAACTAATATGATGCCGAATGCAGTAGTAAACGTAGAAAGAAATGGTGTAAGTAAGCACAGTATAGAGAGTAATCTCTATATTCCAACAGTGTTAATTGCTTGGAAAAGGCTGTTAAGAGTTGCAATACCACAACGCAATCAGTGATGATAATCGTGATGGTTTAAAAAGTTTGCAAATGGC